CCACTTAGGTTTACAGTTACGATTGGGTCTGGCACATTCTGCAAATAAGACCAATCTACTGTACCTTCAAATGACGCTGCTTGAACTATACCCAATGAGAAAGAAGCGTCACCGGTGTTAATATCTCCTTGAACCTCAGGATCGTACTCATCAAAGAATTTCCACTTCTCATCTGTTACATCAAAGAATAAACCATTGTGCGTATACCCGACACCGCTTGTTCCAGTGTTTCTGTTGCCGGCAAATCCAACGTCAACGTTTACAGGTGCTGCCGTGCCACTCCATGTGTCATTCACCGCATGTCCGGTTGTTGCGTTGAATTCTATGTAAATATTGTCCGATAGTAATTGCTGTGCACCAGTTATCGCAACACCAGTTGCCTCTGTTGTTGAAAAATTGTCTAAACTCCACTCAAACGTGTCTGGTGTACCAGTTGAATCAATTCTTACGTAGAATGTTTTAGTTGTAAGACCGTTGTAGTGTCCCACCAAAATAGCATCGTCTAAACCTGTACCAGTGTATATCGTGTTGGTATCACCTATAGTATCACCACTATTAAGATACATAAAGTTGTTTGAAATTTTAAGATTGTTAACTGATGAAATATTTTGTGATCCAAGAACTGTAAAATCACCACCGATAGTCAAGTTACCGTCAACTCGTGCATTTCCAGAGGTTCTTATTTCTTCGAATGAGTGTTGTTGTGTCGATACGTAGATAGAACCATCAGTTGCATCACTAACAACACAAATGCCAATTTCATGTGGGAAGTTTGGATATGTTGCGGCTGTAAGTTGTAATACACCATCAGATGGCCCTACGTGTACGTATCCGCCCGTAATAAGATTACTAGTGTTTAATCCGCGAACTACACCTTTTGTTGTGACATAACCATAAGTACCTGCTTCAATATCGTGTGTCGCCAAACCTACTGCATTGTAGGTGTTAACAGAGTTGGCATTCGCAAGTGCAATTGTAGGCCAGCCGCTATTAGTACCAGAAATATAAACTGGCTTACCATTTCCAATAGTAGATGCAGTACCATTATATACACGTATCCATTGTTCTTGACCGATCTGTAACGTAATGTCTGGTTCTTGGTTATATACTGCAAGAGTTTTGTTCACATTGTCGTAAAACAGCGTACCCTCTGCAAATGTAGGAGAACCTGTTGTAACATCAAAATGAATATGATCCAAACTTTCTACACTATTTGCAGTTATAGCATCGAATGTTACGTTTGCAGTTGTAGCAACATTCTGACCTATTGAAATTTCACCAGTTGTGTTATTATATGTTACTCCAGTCCCACCAGATAACGCGGCTCTTGCTCTAGTGTCTGTGTAATATAGGTTAGAACCTTCTGCTAAATCTGTGGTTGTATTATTTGATAAATTGTCTTCAATGCCGTCAATTGTCAGCGTACCAGCAACATCATCATATGTTAATGTAATTGCTGTACCTGCTACCAAGAGGTTCGAAACTCTATCATCGACTCTTTCGTCTGTATAGTACAGATTGGTCGAACCTTCAGTCAAATCGTCTGTTGTATTACCTGTTAAACCATTTGCACTTACAGTAAGTGTGCCCAATCCATCATCATATGTAATGTCAATATTTGTACCTGCAACAAGTAATGCTGCAACCCTGTCATCGACCCTCTCATCTGTAAAATATAGATTTGTCGATCCTTCTGGTAAGTCATCAGTGTTTGTGCCTATAAAATATCCAACAGTTGAATGATTTCCCCAACCGTAAGCTGTGTTCCAATTTGAAATGTCAGTTGTCGCGATTGATTTTACATGCGCAGGGACAGTTGGGTCTGTTTCTGTCGTCAAATATCCAGCATCGTTTGCAAAAACAGATATATTGCTACCAGATACAACATAGTTTGAATCATTTACAAAAACGCTTACATTTGCACCAGAAGATACATATGCGACATCGTTATTGAATATTGATACGTTTGAACCTGTTACTACATAACCGGGATTATTCGTAAACAGTGATAAATCGTCGCCTACAGAAACATATTGAGAGTCATTCGTGAAATACGACACATTTGTAGGTTCATTGTATGACAGATTTATTGTTCCTCCCTGCCCTAATACTATTGTGCCACCGCCCGACAAGTCTCCAGTAGTAGTTACAACAATTTGTTTATTACCTTCGACTACCAGACCTGCTGTTGGTCCAAATACATCTGAATTCAGATGATTATAATGAACCTCTGCATTTCCTAGAACTAATCCGCTTACTTTTGTTACCATATTACATCATACTCACAAATACTTCCACGATGCCAGGTGCTACTCCCGACTTATCTTCAATTGCTTTACCGATTACTGTACCGACTAGTATTTCGCTGTCTAGTGCTGCTTTAGCGTGGCCTGGTACATTTGATGTAACCAAAAGATCACCCTTTTTAACAACACCTACTACTTTACAAGGCACTCTACCTTTTAGTGCAATTGCTGGATGTGTTTGCGAATTCCCCGCCTTTGAATTCATTAAATATGCAGGTTCTGTTGATATAACGCCTGCTACCGCACGATCTGCGATTTTTGTTGTTGTAGTTACTTCTGCTTCACCACCAAATACTAACACTGTGCCCGGTTCGTATGGTGCATCGGCTGAATATCGTTCTGCCAAGTCAGCGTATGTAGCTTCGACTGTGTGCCCGTAAATTACATTCCATTGTTCTGTTGGCGTTCCCAAATCATATGTCGCATCAACGCTTGGGTTAATGCTACCTGATACTGTATTTGTAGCATCGTTAACCATATGATTTGTAGGAGTATTTGTAAAGTTATTATAATCTAGATAATATGCACCGTGTTGGGCGTCTAGTGTGTCTGCATCAGTGATAGATGTTGATGTAGTCAACGATGCCAACTTATGTACAGTCATAACCGAGTTTAGCGGCAATGGCGATGCAAGTGTCAGCGTGTTACCCGATATTGTGTATGCTGTCGTCGGCGTCTGTGCAGCGCCATCAATGTGTGCAATAACGTGCCAATCTTGTGTCACAGTATATGGTAGAATGTAAACTGAATTTGAACCTGTACCAGTAAATGAATTGTATTCTAAAGAATTTATCTTTTGTGCAGTATCAATAACAATCTCATCACCGACAACCGTAATTGTAATGTCGTTGTTTGAACCTTGAACAAATGATCTGAACTTATCCTGATCTGGGTCACTATTATCTAGTACAAAAGCACCCGTACCAATGTTTATTGCGTCTGATTTTACATTAAATTCAGTCCAATCTAAGTTAGTAAGTCCGGCACCTAGCTGATAAACAGTTTGATCACTCTGTTGATAAACCAACATACCATGTGTACGTCTTGGCGCTGGTATATTATCTCGTTCCGTCTGATCTGCTACTTCTCTGTAGCCACCTTTAGCGTAGATACTAGCATGTGTTGGATACACATCATCTGTATCTGTCGGTGCGATCATACCTGTTAAGTTAACTGCTCCCGTAATCTGTGTCATGTTAGCTTACTCCAATCGTGATTGCGCCTACAATCGTATATGTTGTTCTATGTACGTAATAATCTGTTGTAGCACCGTATGCATTTGTAAGCGACAATGTGTATGCAGGTTCCATTGCCACACCAAATCCAGTTGCTTGATCTATAAATGATGTCTTCAAACCAAATGATGTAGGATACGCCATCCATTTATAATCGCCGCCAGCAAATGTTTTATTTCCTGTGAAATTACTACTCAGCGTTGTATTTAATAGAGATTCTACACCCGCTTCATTTAGCACTGCATCTGGACTTGTACCATAGAATGTACGCCATCTCCAACTTACAGTAAAGTTTCTTGTAAATGTTGCAGTCTGTGTATCAGTAGCAGAAATTTGCCACGTGTTGTTTGTTGCACTTGTTTTAACAACTTCGGCAGCAAGTGTTAAAAGTTCTGTGCCATCGTTAGTTAGACTTGAACCAAGTGTAATACTGTTTGTAATATCTTCGATAACAATACTATCTGCTACAATATTGGAACTGTTACTTGTACTCCAAGTAAATGTATATGTACCTGCAGGAATACTTTCTCCTACTTCTAGTGTAGTAGGTTGTCCGCTTATTGAAAATGCAGTAAATGTAGGATCTTGATACGGATAAAGAAGACCAGTGAACATATCTTGTAACGAAACTGTATCGAATGTTGTACCGGCATCGTAACCACCAACCGCAACTGGCATTGGGGTTGCATTAGTATATGTTTGTACCGGGTGTGAATTATCTACATAATCTTTTGTGACGTATTCATTTGCTGTTAGATAGTCACCAACACGCGTGTCCGTATAATAAAGATTTACTACACCCTCTGCTAGGTCATCGGTTGTGTAGTTTAAAAGTATGTCAGTAAGATTTGAACCGTCACCGGATAACGAAGCCGCAGTAATCGAACCCGATGTGAATACATCTTTGTCCTCGAAACTCCATCTATCCGCAGTTTCGTCCCATGTCAACAATACGTTAGGATCATCACCTCTGTTTATTTCAATACCAACATCATCTGTAGCGGGTCCGGTATGATCACCATTCAATAAAATGTAGCTATCCGAAAAGGTAACTGTTTCCGCATTTGCTGTTGTCGTAGTTCCCTGAACTGTAAGATTACCTTTGATTATAAGCGTACCATTTCTTGATTCAATAACAGCATCATTTGCGCCATTATCGAAAAGAACTTTTTCGCCTCTCAGAAATAATCTATCACCGAATTTAATTTGTTCTGCCATGTTTTCTTCCTAGAAAAATATACTAAGTCTATTTATCTGATTAAGACAGAACATAATAAAAAACCCGGAAGTTTCCTCCCGGGTTTCTTAATTTAATTTTCGTAACTATTATACGAATGCTAGGTTTGAAACTGCGATCTTTGATACGTAGTCTGCTGCGTTACCTAGTGATGATGCTGTGTTTGTTAGCTCAACGTAACCGTAGCGTGTCATGAATGATACTACTGGTTCGAATGTTGCTGGGTCAACTACAACGCCTGATGACATTAGCGGTACGTATGGGCAGTAGAATGCTGCTGCGTCGATTTCGCCTTGACCTTTGTAACCTAGTAGAACTGGTGCTGTGTCATTTGCGTATGTGTTTACATAAACGCGCATTGTACCGTTTAGAGTACCAACGAACTTTGTGTTTGTTGGTGCTTCAAATGTACCTTCTGTTGTACGTGCGAAAGCTGATGTTGTTGCTGACTGTAGCACTGTTAGTGCTGCTGGTGAAACAACTGCCCAGTTTGCTGCGCCACGGCGTGTACGCTGTGCAACTAGGTTTGCTTGCTGGTTGATTAGTGTTGCTAGAACAGCGTGACGGTCGCCAACGAATGTTGGTGTACCTGTGAATGTGCCGTTCATGTCGAATGCTGCACCCTGAGTTGCTAGGTTTTCTAGTGAACCTAGGATCTCTTGGTCGATTTCTGCTGTGATTTCCATAGCAAGTGCTGCCATGATTTCTGCTTCGATATCTAGACCGTGCATTGCGTTAGCATCTTGTGCTGCTTCGAATGTCCAACGTGCTGATAGCTTACGTGTTTTTGCTTCAACAGTTTGCTTTAGAACTTGGATTGACATACGGTTACCCGCCGCGCCTTCTAGTGCTGCTGTTGATAGAGGTGCAGTTGTGCCGTTACCTGAGTATGACTTTGCAATATCAAATGGTGATAGTGCTTCTGAACCTGCTGTTGTTGCGCCTGCGTTGTCTGCATAACGAACACGTAGTGTGTGGATCTGACCAACTGGGCCAGTCATTGGCTGAACGCCGATGATTTCGTTTGCAATAACTGTTGGCATAACGCGACGGATTACTGGAAGAATAACTTTGTTTAGTGTTGCAATGTTACCTGCCTGTGTTCCACCCGCTGTTGCGTTTTCGTTTAGTGCTTTCTTTGTGTTTTCTAGAACTGATGACATAACATCACGCTTTGTGCCTGCTAGACCTTCTAGTAGTGCCGCACGTGTGTTTTCCCAGTTGTTGCCTTCAAAAAGATTTTCCATCTTTTAACTCCTGTATCTGGTTAAATTACTTCAAGCCTGCTAACTTCTTTAGCTGGATGATATCGGCATCGCCATCTGATGATTTTACTTCGGTTGTCGCAGCGCGATCACCAGTATGTTCAGTCACTTTGCCTTCTGTTAGGGTTTGTTTTGTTTCAGTTTTTGCTGAAACTGTTTCATTAAGAACTGCTGGTAGATATTTCTTAAAAGCAGTTTTTAAGTTCTCTGTTTTTACTGATTCAAGAAGATCAGTCATTACAGAACGCTTGTCTTTTGCAAGTGGTGCTAGTAGACTTTCTAGAACTGCTTTGCGGTTCATGCGGTCTTCCATTACACGTGCTTTACGCTTTGCGTCTGTGATAGCTGCGTCTTTTTCAGCGATCATTGATTCTAGCTCTACAACTTTTTGAGCAGATTCGTCTAGCTTTTTGTTCATCTTTGCAACTTCTGTGCCTTCGTTTAGCTGTGAAGCCATGAATTCACCTGCAAATGCTTCGAACAACTTACGACCAAATTCATTTTCTTTAGCCGCGTGAATGTCCTCTTTTAGCATTTTGATTTCTGAACGTAGAGCATTTGAGATTGTTGTCTCAACTAGCTCTGCTGAACGCTTGACAAAAGATTCTTTTGTTTTATTAAGAAGTGTCTTGCCTTCTGCTACTAGGCGTACTTTAGTTTCTACTAGTTCTGCCTTATCTTTGTGGAACTCTGCTAGTTCACGTGAAAGTTGTTTTACAACGAACTGCTTAGTTGTTTCTAAGTTTTCGTTCATCTTTGCACGATCTACACGTAGTTCTTTAACTTCTGTTGCAAGCTGAGAAGTAATGAATGATTCGAGGATTTTTGCGTGTTCTGAAATTGCTTTCTTGTACGCAACACGTTCTGCGATTAGAGCCTCGCGGTCTGTCTTGAACTCTTCCATTTCAGCACGGATTGTTTCGTTTAGCATGTTATCCATAGCTTCAACAATCACTGATTTGTCGTGTTCAAACTTCTGTGCGAACTCCTCACGCAACTCGGCTGTAATCTCCTCTCTTGCTTCGTTTAGTTTTGCTTCCATAGCCTCTTTGATAGCCGCACCAGCTTCTTCGCTTAGTGCGCCCGACTCTAGAAGATTAGCAAGGATTTCATTTGCCATTGTTGCTTCTCCTGTTTACAGTTTAAGTTCACGAATGAACTTCACTATTTGCTCTGACAAGTACTTCTGTGCAGCCTTGTCATGTTTAACATCTTGTGCCAACTGCCATGTTTGGTAGCCGCCACGCATGTTCATTAGTCCTTCGTAGATAGCTTTTGGGTACGCATTTGGCGCACTTGGCTGTGCTACGATATCCACTGTGACAATCTCAAAGTTGTTCACATTACCCTGATTATCAACCTCACCTGAACCACGTGATGAGACACCTAAGGTAGCGCCTGATTCGATTAATGTTCTAATGATGTTGCCCATTGGTGTAGGAACGATTTTAAGTTTACCAAAGCCGTTAGGACCATCCATCCACATATTTTCAATAATGTGAGACACACGGTCTACGTTGACTGTTAGTTCTGGTGGGTGGTCACATTCACCAAGAACTGGGAAACCGTCAGCAATTTTCTTCTGTACGCTTTCCACCGCTCTTGTGATTTCTGAAACCGGGTATACTCGCTGGTTAGCATTCTTAACGCCGCCTTGGACGAAAATGCCTTCCATAAACATACTCTTTTCACCATTCTCACTTTCAACGATACGTGACTTCACATTCGCTTGATTGTGTGATAATCTTTCAATAAGAACGGTCATTGGTTTCTCCAAATAAGATTAAATTAGTGTAGTGACTTTGTGTTTACACCATTGTCACCTGGCTTCGCGTTCTGACCCTTCATTGCTGGTGCTTTTGAATTGCCTGATACGTTCACGTTGCCTGTTGACATTGCTTTAGGTGCTGCGCCTTTGCCGCCTGATGTGTTACCATCTTTTGTGCGGATTGGTGCTGCGTTTGAGTCATCGCCAGGACGCTTTGGATTTGCGTTTACTGTTGATTTGTTCTGTACGCCGTTGTCACCTTTTTTTGCTGAAACTTGTGTTACATATTCATCAAGTTTTTCTTCATCATCTGATTCTTCTAGTTCTTCTGAATCGTCTTCTGATTCTTCTAGTTCTAGTTCAAATGATTCTTCAACTTCGTCTTCATCTGCGTCGAATTCAATTTCTTCACCTTCTTCTTCGTCACCGAAGTCGTGGCCTTCTTCTTCTTCGCCTGCCATGATCTTTTCGAATTCTGCTTCTAGATCAGCTAGTGCTGCTTCTAGGTCATCAACGCGTGTTTCAACGTCGCCTTCTGCTTCGTCGTCGCCCATTTCTAGGTCGTCAACTGCTTCTTCGTCGTCCATTTCGTCTTCGTCATAGAATTCTTCATTGTCGATTTCTTCTGAATCTGATTCGATATCTTCGATTGAATCTTCTGCATCAAATTCATTTGCTTCATCAACGATTTCTTCATCGTCTTCTGACTCGTCTAGATCCTCTAGGTCTTCTTCTACAACTTCATCGCTTTCGTTTAGAAGTTCTTCGTGGATTTGACGAGCGTTTTCTACGATAAACTCGTGAAGTAGCTCTTCCGCTGCTTCATGCTCCTCGTTGATAAGAAGCTCTAGTACTTGTTCTAACTTACTTCTTGACATTATAAGTCTCCTTCTTATCATTATGCCACAAAGAGTGTGGCAAAGTTGTAAAAACACTATTGTTTTATTACAATAGTATTTACTATCTATATAACTATTTAATATGGAAATACGCAAAAACGGCGGGTTTTTGCGTATAGTTTGGTGTAGAGATATTTAGTAAAGTGCTTTTAAAAGATAAGATAGCAGTTTTTGATGTAAATTACATCTCTAATTCGCCACCTGCATCTTCACCACCGGCAGAACCACCATACATTCTTGAAATTTGGTTTGACTTGATACCATCTTCATACTTACGATATTCACGAATTTTACGAAGTTTGGATAGGTGTTCAAGTGTTAGACGATGCTTTCTTGTATCGTCTAACTCAATAGAATTGTGGTTATCTAGTTCTGGAGAATAATTCTCTTTAAGTTCTGTATATCTCATGATAGTATTTATACTTCTTCCTCTGGTTCTGCGTTTTCTTCACCAGAAATAACCGAACCTTCGTCAGTTGTATCTCCCATATCATCACCGATATCAAAATCTTCTGCGCCACCCATGTCGCCGACTGGAGGGGCAGCGCCCACGCCTTTTAGACCGTCTGCTGCACCGGAGAGTGCGTCATCTTCACCGTGTTCTTCGCGCCACATCTTTTCGTTTTCTAGAATTTCATCTTCTGTCATACCTAAGAAACGCTTCATAGCAAAACGCTTACTGATGTATTCAGCATCCGCAATACTTGTAAATACTTGCATCATCACGCTATCGACTTCTGCTTGGCGGTACTTACCGAAGTTTTGTGGTTCGTTGAAGCTAATATCAAATAGTGAACTTTCCACTTGAATACCTCGGTGCTTACAGAACATTTTAAATTCACGATCTAGTTCTTCGACCACAAGAGATTGGATACGTTCACAAAATTTCACAAAACGAAATTCTTGTATCATCGCAGTACCGACACGCCCGTCACTAAACGCTGCGCCGGGATCACCGTCACTTGCACCAAGATAGCTAGGTGGAACACGAAGACCACGAAGTAGTTTGTTGTTGAAGAATCGCAAGTCGTCAATCTGACCTAGATTTTCACCGCCAGGTAGAGTTTCAACTTTTGAACCACGTCCTTCTGATGTTTGAGCAAAGAAGTAGTCTTCCATAATTGATAGTGGGTTGTATGCACTATCTGTGATGTTTTGACCACCACCAGTTTTTGACGGAATACGTCTTTGGTGAATTTCATTCTTAATGCGTTCTAGGTGCGCTCTTGCTTTGTGTGTTGGCATTGAACCAACGTCAATATAGAATACTCTGCGTTCCGGCGCACGTTGAACACGATAAATTAGAATTGCGTCTTCTAGTAATTCTTTTTGTTTGTAAACTTTAAACACAGGTTCTAGTATACTAGTGCCGAATGGCCAGTAACCGTCTGCACCCTCGTTTAGGGATATATGAACGATATGTGATGCATCAATCGGTGTTGACGTTTGTTCAGTAGTTGCTCTTGCTCCGCCTGCAACAGTACCCGCATAACCTTGAGTTGTGTTAACATTTATATTAACTGGTCTGCCCATAGCACCCGAACCTGTTTGGGATAACTTGTTTTGGTCCGCAGTGATATTCATGCTTTCTAAGTTAATATCAATGTCACGAATGTAATACGCTTCTGGCTTTTTACCTTTACCTTCGTTTACAATAATCTTATCTAGTTTTGCAGGATCTACCCAATACAATTTGTATGTTTCTGGATCACGCACAAAAATCTGATCACCATACTTAATAGTGTTACGGAAAATACGGAAAATGCGCTTGTGCATTTCATTTAGATTACACCATTGGCGCAATGCATTGCGCAGAACTTCGCTTTCACTTTCGCTTGGGTCTTCGTTATAATCAATCTTGAATGGAAGTTTTGTTTCATTGTCTGCAATTGTCGAAAATTCAGCAATAACGTCAAGTGCAGCGTTAACTTCACTATCCATATCCATGTTGTCATATTGACCGTAACGTTGGGTACGGTTAGGTTGTCCCTGATAAACTTCAGGTAGCCAACTACTATAACGTTTATTCGATGCATCACCTGCACTTGCTGTATTTGATGCTGGCATCGCTGTTGTATTTCTTGCAATCCCATCATACGTTTTAAAGTATTTTTTCCAACTCATTTATGTTATCCCATTTTTGCTATTATAGCATTATTTTGTTTATATGTAAAGTGTGTTTATGGTACAACTGCACCGCGAATTCTTCTCAATTCGGCAATCATACGCTCAAACTGAGAATTACTCATTTCTTCTCGCATCGCTTTAGCAGTGTCAGTATTACCTGTCAATTCAGTAATAATAGCATTTAGGTCGGATGCAGATATATTACCATTGTTTCTAGCACCCTCAAGTACAGAAACTAAACCTTCTAACTCTTTATCATCAAAACCCAATTCACTTAACCCGCCGCCGGTACTTGTTTGTCTTTGTACTAATCCTACTAAATTACTGGCAGAAAGACCTATTGTCCCATTAGCATTTTGTGTACTTAATCCCAAACTACTATCAAGCATGTCTCTCATAATTTGGTGACCTTGCGCTACAAATGCATTCTGTCTTCTATAGAATGCGTTGTTCCAGAAACCAGAATACGCATCGCTACCACGTGACAATGACTCTGATACTGCATCTGCTAATGGAACAAGTAAATCCTGACTTATCGTGTCGGAAGAAACTGCTGCCTCGGCACCAGATATAAAATTAGGTAAGAAACTTTCAGTACCCTGCAATAATTCACCAGAAATATCAGACGAACTTGCCCCTAGCCCGTTAATTTCACGCAACGAATCTGTCAAGTACCCCATAGATAATGCTGCCGCATTCATTGCCCCAGCCGCAGTATCTAATGCTATGGCGCCAGCAGATAATGCAATATCCATTGCATCTGCTACTATCGGTGCCGATTCTTCACCCGCTCTTGCAATAGTACCACTGAAATTATTCAATGCAGTCGTTTGCGTACCCAAAGTAGTTTCAAGACTATCAAACGCACCTGTAATACTTGTTCCAACACCTTCAAGTCTTTGTACTAGTAAACGCTGTGCATCTTGGAATTGTGATGCGGCCGCGTCATCTGCTGTCGTTGTGAATCCCGCGTCTGCAAATCTTGATGGGTCTGCAAATTTTACAACTTCTGAAATTAGACGTTGTGAATCTGCATCCATTGCCGCAAGCTGTCTGGTTAGATCATCACTGGTCATCATATCTCTCAATTGACCACCGTATAGTGCTTGCAATTCTGCGGCAGATGCGCCGTTTCTCATAGCAGTTGACATTTCGTCAATAAAACCCAACAATGGCATTAGTACCGGTTGGGACATCATTTCCATGTATTGCGGAGTTATCTGAAAGCGTTCTCTATCTAATGCACCTAATGAAATGAACTCACCCAGAGAACCAAATGTAGCAGTCATTTGTGACACTGATGCTTGTAGTTCTGGGCTAACATCTCTGCCCATAGTAGCAATAAGTGCAGTTAAGTCATCTCTCTCAAAAACACCAGTAAGAAGGTCTGCTGCCTCTTCAAGAGAAATTTTCATTGTATTTGATGTCGAAACCACTGCATCCATAAAAGCGTTCATACCTCGGTCGCGTCTTGCTTCTGTCATCTGACTTAGTTGTCCTAGATTTTTTTGTGTTTCTAAGAAGTCGCCCGCAAGGTTGATAACTTGCCCGAATTGCATATTGTATCTACCTATGTAGTCCTGTCCATATGCAAGTTCGTTAACAAAATCCATAGAATTCTTAACACCGTAAATACCCACGGCTCCAGAAAACTTTTGAACCATATCAGATGCTTCTGCCATCGTAAAACCGGTTTCTTTCACTTGTATTGCCAAGTCAGCAAATGATGTGTTAAGTCCAGATAGAGCACCACGTTGTCTTAATTCAGTTGCGAATTCGTATCGCTCAGTTATTAATGTCATTGAGTAATCATTGACTGCATTAATCAACGCCATACCAGCAGTAGTTAACTCTGCCATTAGTTTACCCGCACCTGCCCCAATCACTGCGCCTAAAGGACCGCCAACTGCGCCGCCAGCTTGTGCACCTGCTGCTATTCCTAATGCATCTGCGACATTTTCTAGTGCAGGAGTAACAGTTGCGGCAAAATCTCCCATCGGATTATCCCCGTTCATTCTAGTTGGAAGATTTCTAATAGATTTTGTCAATTCTGCAAAATCTGCACCAGAAATAGCGTTACTACCGTTCTCTTTTAGAATTGTCTTTATATCTTCAAATGATTCAAGACTAAGCTCAAGTGCTGCCATGGTGTCATCATGATCATTGATCATTTGAGTCAATTTATCTGCGGTAATATCTGTACCTTTTAAAATGTCACGTTGAATGTCTGTTAACTTTATAGAAAGATCACCTATAGCTGCAATTAACCCAGGAAAATATCTATCTTGATTTTTAGCAACATCTGAAACTTCTTTACCTACTTTGTCTACTGCTTCTTCGACCGAACCCAAAGATTTATCATTGTCACGACTAGATTTCTTTATTTCTTCAATAACGTTTCTTAATTCATCGTTGGTGACCCCACCAGTCGCAATTGACTTAGCCAAGAGGTTTACTAATTTAGAACTGTTTGAAGATTGTATCTTTGCATTGTCCAGCAATGAACGCTGCGTTGCTTCTAACGCCCAATCTGGAATAGTACCCGGTACATAACCACCTATAATTACTTCATCTGACATATTTTTCTCTTGACAATATTAAGTTAGCAGTTTATAATAAGTTAAATACAAGTATATCTAACTATTAAATAATGACTTTTTGTATTTATCTACGGAGAAACAAATGACTTCTAACCCATTAGGGAAATATTTCAGAAGACCTGTAATTTATATTTCATTACCTACGAATGGTATTTTCAATCCAGAAATTGATCAATCTATGATCAATGACATTGGCATTCTACCAATGACCGCACTAGATGAAATAAGTCTTCGTAACCCAGATGCACTACTAAACGGTGACGCAATGATTAGTCTGATACGTAGTTGCGTTCCGTCAATACCAGACCCAAAGAAACTTGCCAACATTGATATCGATGCTCTTTATCTTGCTATACGTTATGCAACAAGCGGTAAAGATATTGAGATTGAACATAAATGTAGCAAATGCGAAGAAACAAACAATTTCAGTGTTGATATCAACTTTATCTTAAACAAGTTTCCGGATATACACGAAGCACCTGTAATCGAATATGACGATATAAAAATTCATGTTCGACCACCAACAATCGACAGTGTTACCAAATTGTCGTTGATTGAAATGGAGCAAAACCGTATTCTAAAAGATATAAAGACTATTATAGAAAGTGACACAGAAAACAAAGAAGAAGAATCCGCAAAACGTTTCTACAATAGCTATATGAAAATAGCACAACATAACATCGATATGATGTCTGACTGCATACTGTATGTTGAACTACCCGATGGACAAAAAATTACAAATAGTGAACATCTACAGGAATTCGCCAACAATATGGAAGGTAAGCTAACTGCACAAGTTAATGCAGAAATTAAAAAGCTGACCAAGAAACCAGAAGATGCAACTCATATGGAAATAACATGCCCAAATTGCGGCAATGTTGAAAAGACGGTTCTCGAGGTGAACCCAGTAAATTTTTCCTCGGCTGGCTAACTAACGCCAGCTACCAGGATCTTGAACAAAGACAAGAAAATTTTAAAAAAGAACTTGACACGACTCATAAGAATCTGATAAAATTAACATGGTATATGAGAGGCGGTGTATCACTTACAGAGATATACGACATGCCTCTTAATCATATAAACTACATAAACGAACTAATACAAGACAACATTGAATTTAGTAAAAAAGTAAAACAAGTTGTTTTCTAGGCTAATATAATACTAATATAACATCTAATATCTATCCCAATCAGAAAACTAATATTACATCTAATATAGGCACATAGAAAGGCACAAAACATGGCTAATATCTATCCGTACATAGTGGAATCGTTGATTGGGTTGCCAATCCGGGATTGAGTCTGCCAGCTGAAACATGCTGTTGCCGTCAGATTAGAGGGGATGAACTCCCTTATGCTTCTCGTTAACCACACATAAGAGTGTTCTTAATATAAAACAGCCGTGGCTCTAAAGGTCGCGGTTGACCAGTTTCCGTGCATATGCACATACCGATGATAGGTTACTATAACGCTATCAGTTTTACATTATTTCGTCTGTTTGGGATTTTGTAAGGCGCCGTTGGTCCGAAAGGAGCAATACTGAGTGATGGGGGGATCGCCAACCGACCCCGTAGTATCTGGCTACTAGCTCTAAAACAGAGGCGATGAAGCTATGGCAAGTCCATAATTTTTTCCGCAGTTGTCCTGGCAACAGGGCAATTGTGGCTCAGCCGCAGGCAAGTAATTAAATAGAATATAATATATCCCATTGATAATTAGATTATGAATATATAAATTAAACAAAGACCGAATAAATCGAATGAGTGAAACGACATGAGATTTATGAAGGGATTAGGTCTGAAAGACCTTAGAACGATGAAAGAGAAATGAACAAATGCCTAGTAAAAGTAAAACTAAGGGATCTGGATATGAAAGAGAACAAGCAAAACTATTAATGGATACGTATGGCGGTAGTTTTGTACGTGTACCTAACTCTGGTGCTTTTATAGGTGGTAGTAATTTCCACAGAGCGCAGCATCTAAGTGAAGGACAGGTGCGTGGATTTAAAGGGGATATTATTCCACCAGATGATTGGAAGTATTTTAATTGTGAATGTAAATTTTACGGCGATTTCACATTCCATCAACTTCTATCTGATGGACATCTTCCGATACTTGAAAAATGGATAGATCAAACAATGGAAATCGCAGATGATAGGGATATCAATATCATCTTTATGAAGTTCAATCGCAAAGGAACTTTTGTGGCGTTTCAAAAGAAACTTATTACTAATTCAGATTGGGATGTAAAAAAATACGTTACATATGAAAGTAAAAATCAGGGCGAATGGATTTTTACTAGTTCGCAGCAATTCTGGGAATTTAATAAGACTGTATTTGAACGAGATTGTATTAACGGTACTGATGCAATTTAAAGCCATCTATAGATACCAATAGCATCAATAATCACATAGATACCGCTACTCATGATGATACCTGGGTAGCGGTTTATTGTTGCAAAAATACCCATCATGGTATCTTTAATAAAGAAAAGACACATGGCATAAAATACCCATGTGTCTCCAATATTGAACGAAACGATTGCTGCGGCAGTGCAGCCCGTGATCATTTGCGCCCATTCAAGAAATTTACTAATACTCATATGAGTATTTAGATTAATCTTTCTTTTTGTTTACAGGACGACGGAATTTGTACTTCATATCTTTGGCTTCTGTTGAGTCGCCAGTTTTGAGTTTTGTAATCTTTCCTCCGTTCTTTAGAAAATTTTCAATTTCTGATTCGATTTCCTTTTTACTTTCGATTCCACGGTCTGATAGATTATTTGTAATACTCATAGTGTTTCCTTTTCGCTATATTGATATTTATCTTAGTAGTTATTAGTCGTCTCGCGTCCCAAAGCCATAATCGATTACGACTGGGAAACGAGGTATGCCGTCTGGTGTAGGCGTGAAGTATCTAAGAGTTGCCCAATCTGGGACTTTTCTACTCTCAAATAGTTTCCTCAATTCCGGTTGTTTACCTCTAACACCTGCACCAAACATCTTACCATCTGGTGTTTCTAAAATAAAGCGTTTAACGTGTCCACTCCAATTACCTTGACCTTCTTCGACTGAAACAACTGTAAATTCATCTGTTATAAACTCTTTACGTTTCAAAAGATTTTTAGAACGTTTTGTTTCATACGGTTTGTTAAAACGTATCATTTGGCCTTCGTAACCACGTTCTAGGAAGTTTTCATACAAATCGTCACAGTGCTTATCGTCCATTACGTATATTGTTTCAACTGACATAACATACTCACATTGTGAAATAAGCGATCTAGCGTATTTTATTCTATCACCGAATTCTGCATCTGTATCGTTTACATCAAACATATCATATACGTGATATTGAACCAGGGATTTTGAATCGCTAAGATTAGATTTTGTTAGTTTTGTTTTCCTCACCAAAGATGTAATCTTGTTAAAGTCGTCTTTAAGTTCGTGATTGTACAATTCACCGTCAATTACAATGTTTGTATGTTCATCAAAGATATGTTTGATAGATTCCCAAACGTGTGGAATGGAAACAATCTCTTTCCCGGTTCTACTCCAAAGTCCATCGTTTTTTGCTATACAACGTATGCCATCTAATTTTGGCTGTACGTATATTTTTTCTGCTTCAAAATCTATTGGGTCTTTCAGTTTCGAAAAATCATTTGCAAGCATTGGTTCAAATTTACTATATGAACCCAAGTCATTTAAATCTTTTACATAACCATCTTCTAGTTTTGCAGTGTAATTTGACTTGATTTCTTTATGCGCTTGGGACACGGAAGTGGTTGCGTTTTTCTTCCCTACATTTTTAGGTTTACACGCACGCCACTCTGATGTAACAAGTGATCCATTTTCTACACCTGCGACTGTTCTAAATGCGGCAGTGCCATCGTCTGCGACTCCGAGTTCCATATACCAAATTCTAGTATTTTCATTCAGGTCGATTTTATATAATGTTTCGTAAGTTTTTTTCAGTGTATAGTCCATACACTATGTATCCTTTTTGTTGTTCAAATGACATTATATCAAGTTAAACAGCAAGAGTCAATAAAAAAGTCCCGACATTTCTGCCGGGACTGTAGTATGCTCTCTAATGAGATATTATGTTATTACATCAAAGAAGTCTCGTTGAGATGAGAGGTTGAGAGGAGACACTCGACTTCTTTAATATATTCAATATATCAAAACTAGTAAGCATTGTCAACCACTATTTTTATATTTCTATCAAATAGTTGTTTCTAATTCTATACCTGGTTCAACGGTTTCTTCGTCTTGTGCAAATGTAGTGAAACCATTTTCTTTGATAACATTTAGAACGTTTGAAACACGACCTTGAAGTTCTTCTCGGTGTGAGACTAAGAACACTGTTCTACCGCGTTCACGTACCATTTTCTTTAATAGCGCAAGTGACGATTCAACGCCGTTTGTATCCATACCACTATCAATAAGTTCGTCAACAAATAGAACATTTATTGTAATATAAAGAGATTCGAAGATATCACGGAATGCCCAAGACAGACCAAGAATAAGTCTGTTACGTTCACCTCTAGACAAGTTGTCAAAGTCTAAGTCACGACCAAGTTCGGTAATTTCTACTGACAAGTCGGACTGGAATTTAACTTCGTGTGGTAATCCTAGTTTATCAAGGTAGTATTCTAGGCGAGTGTTTAGATAACTCAAGTTCTGATCGATAATCTTTTTGCGAATGAAACTATCTTTGTTTGTAAGCAACTTTAGAAGAAATTCTTGGTGTTCTTTATAAGATACCAATGTATTCATATTGTTGTAGTCTATTTCTTCAAGTGAACCTTCGCGCATTTCTTTAATCTGTTCTTCGTATGGATCAACAGCATTACGTTTAGTTTCTATTTGTTCTTGAAGTGACTTTACACTATTCTGATGTTCATACGCATCTTGTAATGTCGGATAGAACGTTTTGGGTTTTTTACCCAATTCACCAATTGATGCAATAATTTCACGATACTCTTGCAGTTGCGAATCATTCGCAAGAATTTGTGATGCCGCTTCTTGCTTTTGATCTGTCTTACTTGCAAGAATTTCTTCTTGTTTACTATCGTGTATTTCTTGACCACAACTATGGCATTGATGATTTTCTAGAAGCTCAATTTCACTTTCAAGTTTTGTTATAATGCGTTCTTGTTTAGTGTTATCTGCTTCTATGCTATTAACCCATTGTGTTGCATGTGAAAGTCTATTTGACTTTTCGTTGTATTCTACTAACGCAGCATGGGTTTTAATTTCTTTATCGATATCAATATGTGAAAGAGCATCTAGTCCTGCTTCAAGATCAGCAAGGTCGTCAGTTCTTGTTTTATTCCAAACACGTGAACGTCTCTCTACATCTTCGATGTTTTTCAGAATGCGCTTATTTGCCTCTTCTTTAGCTTTTAGCGAATATTCCTCTTCTTTGATCTGTTCTTTAGTAACCTTAATACTTTCTTTTAACTTTTCAGCTTTTTTTGAAAGTTCGGTAATACCAAGAAGTTCTTCGATGATTTCACGCTGGTCATTTGCCCGCATAGACAAAAATGGTTCTGTATACGTGTTAAGGGCAACGATGTGTTTGAACATAGAATGCGAAATACCAATAATCGAATCTACTTCGATTTGTGTTTGACGCATTTCTCCCTGTGCAGTGTCTACATCTGCGTCCGAATTCATATCTACGCCGTTTTGACGTAAGCGGAATACGTTAGGTCTGCGACCACGTTCAATGCGATATTCATTTCCATTGTATTCAAAATCAACAGTAACAAGCATTTGTTTACCGTTAGTTTTGTTGATTAGGTTGTCTTTTTTGATATTTGTAAGAGCGTTACCATACAAACCGTATGAAAGGGCATTGATAAGAGTTGTCTTACCAGTACCATTACGTGAACCATCACCTCCCAAGTCTAGGTTGTTACCTAGAACTAGAGTCAAGTTATCACGTTGTAAATCTACCGCTTGTGTAACGTTACCGACACTCATAAAGTTTCGGATTGTTAGACTTTTAACTTTAAGCAAGTTTTTACCTCTCTCTTGCAAAGTCTCCAAATTGAATTGGATCTAAACTTATTTCATTGATATTAACATAATCAGGCTGGTTAATCAACCATAAAATAATTTCTGCGATGTATTCCACATCTATAAGTTTTCTGTCTGGGTGCTTTTTCATAACACTAGATGTTGTCAAACTACCCGGAGAAATTAGCGTTGACTTAATATTAGAGCCACCTTGTGCGAGATATGTTAAGTCTCTGTTGTATACACTCAGTGCCTTCTTTTCAGTTGGATAACGCCATGTCCTACCTTTAACGCCTGTATCAGCAGTTGATCCCATGTGTATCAAATGACATTTATGTTTTGCTGCATTTGCTGCATTGTGAATTGTTTCTGCAAGCATAACTTGTTGAAACTTCCACAAGGCGGCATTATTGATAAAGACATCAAACTTTTCTTCAACAAACAACTCAGCTAGACGTTTCTGATCTTCGTCACTGTCTAGATTATATCCATTCCCGCGGCTAATAGTGCGATAACTAATATCGTCCACAGTATCAAAAAGATTACAAATAGCTTCGCAAAGCCCATAGTTTCTATTCCCTGTAATTAATACTTTTTTCATAGTAACTCACAAATTGTTGTATATTTCAATTAGAACATTCTTATTGAATGAACCGTCTAGTGCGCTTAGTTGGGAAACTACAATTTGATCAATAGTTTCGAAATGTATTTCTGCACCATTATCTTCTGTGTGTTCAGAATTTTTGATAGGTTGTAGAGTCACATCGCGCAAATCGTATGTTGATATAAATGTATCTTTAATAAAGTTTGCTTCTTCGTAAGAGATATCAATATCAAGTGAAATTCTAGCACTTGTTTTTGGGAGAAGATATTTTGCTGGGTTATCCAGAAGACGCGACAATGTTATTGTCTTATACTTAGGAGCATCTGGCCACACAAAAAATTCTGGTTCTTTGTCCCATTCTAGGAACATCCATCCTCGTTCATCATCCCATGCATCTGAAAAGTTGTGCGGGAATGCATTACCGATATAGATTACATTTCCTTTAACTTGACGTTGGTGAAAGTGTCCAGTGAACACATAGTCTTGGTGTTCGAACATATCAAGTTTAAGTCCGCCGTGATCTGGCATTTCTACCATTGCATTGAGTTTGAACGTTGGAAGTTCAAAGTGACCAAACATGTATTTTGATTTGATCTTTGGTACTTTCTTCCATTCATCGCCTACAACCCAACTTACTAAAGCAACATCCCCTTCAACTAATGTGTCTCTGATAAGATACACATTTTCCAGTTCATCGATAAACTCAATTGAGTTTACTTCTCGGCTTTCACGATAGTATAAATCGTGGTTACCAAGAATGACATAAACTTTTTCAAATGCTTTTGATAGTTTACGTAATCCTTGAATACTGTATTTCATAGTTGAAATATTCAAACTAGCACGGTTGTGGTGCCAATCACCACCAAAGATGCAAGTTTCGCATCCTTTCTCTTGTGCTTGTTCAATAAACCAGTCAACAAATGCATCACAATCTTCATTGTGTTGTCTTGCATTGTTTCGCATTCCATAATGAATGTCGGTGAAAACTGCCGCTTTCTTAAACAGATTGGTCATTGTCTGCGTAAATCTCTTTTATTGTTTCAGTTGGAATTGCATCGTCGGTAATCTTAGTATTTTTAACTTTATCCCAACGTTCTTTAGATTTCATTTCGTTTTCGAGTTGGCGAGTCCAACTTGGTGCTTGTCCTGCTTGTTCAAGTAAGTCGTCACGAAGTCCTTGATTTTTCTTTTCTAAGTTCAATACTCTTGTAAACGAGTTGTTAACAACTGCGGTAAAATACGCAAACGGGTTATCACTTTTATCTTCGTTAAACTGTAATCCAACTTGCGCCAATTGTAGCAGTGATTGTCCTCGCATTTCGTCAATATATGTGTAACCACGCCAATTTGAGCGTTGTGAATAACGTTCTACTAGCTTGATATACATGTTTGCCAATGTAGCGGTGATCTTGCCACTTGTCAAGTCGAATTCTTTATTTTTGTTATAGTGTGATATTCCAACACACTTCACTTGACCGTTTTCAACGATGTAATGTTGAAATGGAGGGAAGTTTAGTTTAACTTTATGATCTGCAACTGACTTTGGATTTGCTTTTCTACCTGGTTCATCTGGTATATGCTCATAAGTCATTACACGAAATACAAGTTCATTTTCTTCAAATGAATCCGGATCTACCGCAAAATCTGCTTGTTTCTTTTTCTTATCTGTGTTTTCATCCCATGCTTCTTTTTGAAGTCGGGTTGCTCTATTTTTTCTTGCTTCTTCAATTGATGGTATAATGTCATCAACTGAATGTAGAATTATGTCATGTTGTGAGTGCAAGGTGCGATCTTCAAACCAAGAGAAATTTGATTTGGATGTGTGTATTTGCTTCAACATGTCTTTGTTGTTCAAATAATTTTGTCCACGGGCCATAATATGGTTCTCCTAAATATATTACTTTCATTATACTTCCTCTAAACTTACATGTCAACTGTTACTTTAACTTCGAACATTATAGCATGATAAATACATCAATAAGATGTAGGAGATTGTCCATGAACCCATATAAGGACACAGAACAAAACGTATACATTACAGACCCTAGCGGAAGACTTTCCGGTGGTGGATTAAACGTGTTTTTCTTTCCGTTCACACCTAACATATCTGTAATGAATACTGCAAACTATACTGCATACGAACTAACACATGCTAACTTCCAACAGCGAGTTTTTGACAGTGGTGCAAATGCTGAGATTAGTGTTACCGCACCAATGATTGTAAGAAATGAAGAAGAAGCAATGTCAGTTATGCAAGGTAGTAACTTCTTTAGAGCAGCAATGAAAATGGGTTTTGGAGAAAGTGATCCACAAGCAGGTCTCCCACCGCCAATTTTACGTTTTTATGCATACGGCATTTATACAAATGTTCCAGTGGTCGTAACTAACTTTACATGGAACTTCGACAATGATGTTGACTACGTTGAGTCTGGTTCAATACGAATACCGAAAGTAAGTACGTTTGTTCTTGGATTGGCGACAACATACGGTCCCAAGAATGTAAGACAAAACTTTTCAATAGAAGCATACGCAAATGGAAGATTGAAGGGAAGAGGTTATGTATAAAAGTAGTTCTCCTTGGTCACAGACCCCAATCCTTAAAAACAAAATTCTGGATATACAAACAAAAAGATATATTCATAAAGATGATCTTGACGAAGAATACACTATACCTGCAAAGTATGAATATCGTCCTGATCTTCTGAGTTATGAAAAATATGGAACAGCAAAATGGTGGTGGATTTTTGCTTTACGCAATCCAAACGAAATTATTGATCCTATTAACGATTTTGTTGCAGGTACTGTAATACGCATACCATCAAAAAAGAATATAGATGAGATGAAATAAACATGACAGTTCGTAACGTTAGAAACAATAACCCAGGTAACATTAGACTTAGTAGTACTGAGTGGGTTGGCGCAGTGCCGGGTAGCGACAGTTCATTCGTGACATTCGCGACACCGGAAGCAGGCGTTCGTGCGATGACCAAGAACCTTTACTCATATCAAAGTCGATATGGATTGGGTACTGTCAATGAAATGATATCTCGTTGGGCGCCACCCAATGAAAACAACACAACCGCATACGTAAACAGAGTTGCTGCGTCCATGGGCGTTGATCCAAACCAAACTATCAATTTAAGAGATAACCCACAGTTAACAGAGCGTATGGTTTCTGTAATGATACGAGAAGAAGGCGGCGCGGAAGCAGCGAACTATTTTAGTCCTCATATTGCTCAAGGTGTTGTTGATGCAAACAGTTCAACAGTAACATATCCAACATCCACATCACCCGCACAAGTAGATCCTGCGGTGGCTGGTACTGAAGGATCAACAGGTGCGAGAAACTACAATTCTGCCGCAGACATAACTGCAATTGCTAGACCAGAAGATTTAGCCTCACTAGAAAGTTCTGTTTCGTGGTTACCGAACGCACTAGATGATTATGAAAATTATACTTACAATTTAGAATTGTTTTTAGTTGATCAACGTTCGGCAGCAGATTTCCTATCTCCAACAGGTACGTCTCTTGATAGCATTGTAGACGATGCATGGCCTGGAAGCGGAACACAAAAAATAATAATTGCAAAAACTGGTATAACAACTGAATTCAATATACAAGATTTGGAAATACAATCACTCGGTGCGACACATCAAAACTTCGGTATTGTAGGTGCAGCATTGAAATTAAGTTTCTCTATAGTTCAAGTTGGAAGAAGTAAGTTAGCAGAAATATTGAAATCTGCAACACTACTAGCTGGTTATTCTAATATTGGTTCTGCGAAGTTTTTCTTAAAAATTAATTTTATGGGATATGATGAAAATGGCAATTCGTTTAGAATACCAAGATCGACTAAAGTAATACCATTCATAATATCAAATACAGCCGAAGTTCAAACAAGTAGTACTATTGCCGGTACTACAACTTCAATTGAAGGTTCAGTAGTTCGTTATGGTGCCATGGATTATGGTGCAGATACAATTTCAACATCATTTGAGTACGAAATAGGTGATAACGTAGAAGATACTATAAACAATCTTTTAACAAAGTATAATGAATACCTAGTACAAACTAACTTCGGCGGTGATACAAAATTCATCAACACTTATTCAGTAAAAGCAATAAACGATGACATAAAAAATGAATTTTTTGTTAATAACAAAGTGATGCTTGATGGCTTCCCAAACTTTGGTTCAGCTAATCATAATACGTACAGAAGTGCGGCGCCCGGACAAATGGCAACTGCAATGCCAATTGGTACTCTAAATCCTGGGACAAGTCTAATGGAAAGTATATTAGATGTGTTCATGAATTCAGAAGTTGTTAAACGAAATCTAACAGAGGATCAAGTATCATTTACTGATGTGTTATCTATATATGTAGATTATGTACCTAAGGTAGATGGGTACAATGTAATGACAAATACTGAAGGTGCAGATATAACATATTACATTGGCAAAAAGAGAGAACTTGTTGAACAGAGCGCAGCATCAACAATGGTTCATGCCAAAAACAATAAAACAATCGTTGATGAAATAGTAAACGAAGGTAAATTAAAAAAGATATATCGTTATCTGTATACAGGTAGAAATGATCAAGTTCTTAACTTTGAAATAAGTTTGAAACAACAATTAATAAAAACCTACGTATCTGCATCTGGTGAACAAATGTGGACAAAACTGTTAGATGATTATGGTATAGTTTTAAAAAGTGTGTTAGGAAATGATCGTGCGGTTGCTAAACTACAAGAAATGAGTTCAGCCGCTAATACGACACGTAGTTCATTGGAAGAAGCTAGAGCAAGTTTACAATCAATGACATCTGATAATACTACATGGATGACCAGTCAAAAAGATAGAATTATTGAATCGTTGACTGCATCCGGTGCACCAGCAGAAGAAGTAGCACGGGCGCAAAGCATGTCCCTTGATCAACTACTAGCGCATAATTCAACTATTGGTGCAACTAGTGGTGGAGCAAATGGTGACGGCTTGCGAGGCGGAACAACAGATTATCTTGCTCGCGTACTTTCAAATACTCCAATACAACGACTAAGATCCGAGTTTGAAACGAGAACGTCACAATTAGGAGATATTCGTAATACCGTTAACAACTTACGCGATTCCATTAAGAGTGCAGATGATGAATTAACTAGAGGCATACAGACTATTTTCGGACAAGCGATAAATGCATTGGGTGGAGCAGGTTTGGTACAGAATTTGTCCACAGCAGGTATACAAACATCAACATCTAATGCTGGTGCAAATTTGGGAACATATGTATTGGCAGAAAACATGACAAGTGATAGTATAAATTCTATTGCACCGGGTGAACTTTTATCTGTACTCAATGCAGTTTCTACTAATCCTACCATTTTTGTTGAACTAACGAAAGGTATTTTGGCACACAATAGACAATTAAAAAGTATTGCAACTAACGACCCAGAGTATGTGGAACTTGCTAAAGAGAAATATTATGAAGCACATTCCGGTGATATTAGCATGATGGAAGCAACTATGGAAATACGCGGCGATCCTTTCTGGATTGACAATCATATCTCACCTGCAAAGTATCAAAGTGAATTTACAAAAAATACAAACAGCAACTATCCAAACGATAGATCAGAACATAACGGATTTAATTATGTTATGATTGTATCAAATGCAGTAGATGGTGAAGATGAAAATGATAATCCAAAAATTGCAAGATTGTTAACTTACATTTATAATGTGAAGGGTATAACTAGTAGATTTGATGGTGGTAAATTCACTCAAACATTGGATATGGTTAGATTGCATATCGCTGATGGTTACAAGACTACACAAGGATCGGAAGTTTTGGGCAGAAGCATGGTTCCAGTTGAAAATGATAATTCAACAACCAGAAACCTTGCAAGATAAAAGTATAGGAAAAATAAATGAGACCTAGAGGAAAAACTGGCTTAAAAGACATAATAAAATCTGGACAGCGGAATTCTAACAACCCACTGTTAGATAGAGTTAGTAGCGGCATTTATAGAGCCATAACAGTAGACGCTGCCGATCCAGAAGGTAGAGGTAGACTAGCTGCGTATATACCTGCACTTGGTGGATCATCCGAAAATCCGATATTCTTCCAATATGCAAGTCCATTCGGCGGCTCTAACGGTTCTAGTAACTATGGATTTTTTGCAGTTCCGCCAGATCCGGGCGTAACAATTATGGTATTCTTTGCAGATGACTCAGATATGACTGCTGGATATTGGTTCGCTGTTCTACAACAAATACCAAACGTTGTAAGTGGTGGTGCAGCCGGTGCGCCACAAGTAGATGGTACTGGCCAAGGTCAAGGGGCGTTCGTAGATGCTGAGTCTTCTAAGGGGGCAGTCACTACTATAACTCAAGGTCAAAATCCAGATACTGCAATATTTTATGATGAAAACGGTAATCCAGTTTACCCTAGGGGCAGTGATCAATCACAATCCGGCGCAACTGCAAGCGGTAGCCAAGGTGATAGGTTACGTGGTCCGGGTTCAGAACAACGTTGGACCGACGCAGATGTGGCAAGAGTTGAGCAATTAAAAACCGCGGATGAATCATTCGGTGGTGGAGGTAGATTTAGTTTAACACCAGCAGAAAAAGCATATGCACAAAGTCGAGGTTATTTAGGTGCTGGTGCAACTGCCTCAGGCGCAGCGGGTGATGGACTTCGTGGTGGAAGTACAACTAGTAATACAAGTACAACTAGTAATACAACTGAAGGCTCGCCTATACCAAATAGTGGTAGAAACGCAAACTTGGCTGCTCAAGGTACTTATACCGACCCAATACGCGGGCAATCAAGTTCTACCCCAATACGGGACGCCAGTTATCAAACGCCGGGACCTAGTAGAGTCTATGGTATGGCGACGCCTGGCCAGTCCGCGATCACTTTTGATGACGGTAGTGTGGGAGATGATGGAACTGTTCACCCATCACATGTGCGACTTACAACAGGTAGTGGCGCAAGTTTAATATTAGATGGCACAAACGACATGATCTATATGGTAAACTCAAGCGGATCCGGTTGGGTAGAAATAGGAAAAGACGGTAACATCGTTATGTATGGTAGTGGTAGTATTAGCATGAGAGCCGAAGGGGATTTCAACCTACGTGCAGATCAAAACATAAATTTAGAAGCCGGCGCAAAATTCAATGTTAAAACAGGTGGTAACATCATGTTTGATGGTTCTGGTCAATTACATTTAAAAAGTTCAGGAACACAATTTTTAGATACTGGTGGGGCTATGCACCTAAAAGTGGGAGCAAATATGTATGCCAGTACTGGCGGAAAGATGCACTTGAATGGTCCTCAGGCTGCAATGTCTATGGGTATCGGTACGTCTGCAATGCCGGATATACAAAATTTAGAAAGCACAAGAGTTGAAAGTTCTTGGCAAGGTGGGGGTAGTTCGCTACCAACTGTACCTTCACATGAACCTATGATGAGACCTGCACCAAATAACACAGGTGGTGGGCCCATTGTACCTGATCCAAATAGTTACACAGAAAAGACAATCAACGATGTACCTGCCGCGAATTATACAGGCGAGAATGGAAAATTAGATCCTAGCAATCTAGCGTCTATAGGTAATGGCATTCAAATACGTAAAGATGCAGCGGATGCATGGAACAGAATGGCAGCGGCTGCAAAAGCTGACGGTATTAATTTATCGCCATCGTCTGGATATAGATCATACGAACACCAGCTTAGATTGTGGCAAGGCGCTCTTAGAAAATACGGCACACCCGCTGCGGCTCGAAAGTGGGTTGCTCCTCCGGGTAACTCAAATCACGGTTGGGGTATCGCGGTTGATGAAGGTGTAATCTACAACAACAGAGCACCGTCAAACCCACATTACAGGTGGCTTAATAGTAATGCGGGTAGATTTAATTTTTATCAGAGAATGTCTTGGGAACCATGGCATTGGGAATTTAGAGGTTAAGGGGTTATAAATGATTTTTGACAAAAGACAAGGTTCATTATTAAATTTAATTCAGTTACCTTTGAATGTGGTTACACCATATGGTACATACCTAGGTGTTGGGTATGATAAAAATAACGAACCAGAGTATATTCTTTCGCATGTAAGAGTTACTACATTTGAATTAAAAGATTTAGTTTTTTCAGACTTTAGTAAAGAATACATAATGAAAAAAGAGAAACCGATATTGGAACTCACATCTGATATGAAAATTGGCTACGATTATGAAGTAACCCCTACAGAACAAAAGTATGGATATATCACAGTTGCATCTAAACGTATTTCATTAGATACTGGTAAGATAACAAAAGCAGAAGCGAATTTTATTTTAGAAAAACAATTACGTCACATTGGTACTGTTCTTGAGAATTTCATAACTCAGCCATTGGGTCAGCCACAGTATGATGCACTTCTAATATATTTTTATTATGAAGGCGTTAATAGAATTAAAGATAGTGGATTGATTAAGATGATCAATCAAGGGGATGCGTGGTTCTACATCACAGATGAAATTCAGACTGGTATAAAAAGAGCGAACGGCAGAGTTGATGAACAACTTGCCGCTCGTAAAATGGATATTGCTAATATGTGGAGTTATGTGCCTGGTTTTAGTTAAACTGGGCGCTTATCCATAACTTTATCTGCTAGACCCCATTCAACTGCATCTTCCGCACGTAAGAATGTATCGTATTTCATTGTTTCATACAATTCATCAAACGACTTACCAGCAGTATTGTGACTTACATAAATTTCTGTAAGACGCTTATTCAAATCTTTCGCTTCCTGTAGATGGCGAAGATTGTCTTCCATTTCCATTTCTTGTACATGAACAGAACCACGAGTTCCACCAGTTCCAGATGATACACGGTGAATCATCGTGCGTGAGTTTGGAAGAACATAACGCTTACCTGCTGCACCTGCTTGTGCAAGAAGTGAACCCATTGAGGCTGCTTGACCAATTACTGTGGTTGATACGTCTGGTTTAATAAACTGCATCGTATCGTAAATTGCAAGTCCTGATGTTACAGAGCCGCCCGGAGAGTTGATATAAAAATGAATATCTTTATCTGGGTTTTCTGCTTCCAGAAACAGAAGTTGCGCACATAGTAGATCGGCTTGATAGTCATTTACTTCACCAGTTAGGAAGATCACACGTTCTTTAAGAAGGCGTGAGAAGATATCATAACTGCGTTCTCCGTTAGCAGTTTGATCGACTACCATTGGTACTAGGTTTGGCATTTAGTAGGTCCTTGTGTTTTTATGTATATTAATCTGTGATAGTTGAGATTTCATATCAGACAACTCATCTGATAGTTCTTTGATTCTACCATATGCTTTATACAATGATTCGGTTAAATCTGCAACCTGTTTTTTAAGTGCATCCACTTCACTAAATTCACTTAAAGGTTTGGTTTCTTCCCAAAGAACCCAATCACGTGTGTATATTCCTGGGTCCACTTGTGTAGTAAAGGATAAATGTTGCGGTGCAACATTT